CACTCAGTCAGGCGAAAGAGATTGGGAGAATTGAAGCCAAATTGGCGTCAGCGCCCCCGATCAAGAAAACAACATCTGCGCCCGCGCCGATTTCTCCTGTCACTGCACGCTCCGCTGGAGCAGCAACTTTGGACACTACAGACCCACGCTCTATCAAGAGCATGACGACTTCGCAGTGGATTGAAGCTGAACGTGCAAGACAGATTAAGAAGCTACAAGCACAGACCCGCTAATTTTTAAAGGATTTTTAAAATGTCTAACAGTATTCTGACCATTGACATGATCACAAGGAAGGCCTTGGAGATCTTGGAAAATAACCTCGTTCTTACCCGTAACGTGAACCGCCAGTATGACGACAGCTTCGCTGTTGAAGGTGCTAAGATTGGTTCAACCCTCCGTATCCGTTTACCTGACCGCGCTCTGGTAACTGACGGCGCCGCCTTGCAAGTTCAAGACGACAACGAGCAGTTCACCACTTTGACCGTTGCCAGCCAAAAGCACATCGGTGTCAACTTCACATCTGCTGAATTGACCATGCAATTGGATGACTTCGCAGAGCGTGTGTTGAAGCCTCGTATCAGCCAGTTGGCATCTTCTATTGATGCAGACGTGGCCAATGCGTACAAAACCATCGGTAACACCGTTGGTACACCTGGCACAACTCCTTCTACTTCTTTGGTCTTGTTGCAAGCCCAGCAGAAGCTGAACGAGAACGCAGCTGTGATGTCACCACGTTACGCTACCGTGAACCCTGCTGCTAATGCTGGCTTGGTTGAAGGCATGAAAGGTCTGTTCAATCCTACAGATACTATCAGCAAGCAATTCAAGAACGGCATGATGGGCACTGGCGTGTTGGGCTTTGACGAGATCAACATGTCTCAGTCTATCAAGCAACACACTACTGGTTCGCGCGTTGCTACCGGCAACTCTGTGACCACCACTGTGACTTCTCAAGGTGCTTCTAGCATTGCTTTGACTATTGGCTCTGGCCTGACAGTTAAAGCCGGTGACGTGTTCACCGTTGCTGATTGCTTTGCTGTGAACCCACAGACCCGTGAATCCACTGGTTCGTTGTTCCAGTTCGTTGCTTTGGCTGACGCCACTGCCAGCGGCACTGCAATTGTCGTGTCTGTTGCTCCTATCTACACCGCCGCCAATGCTTTGGCTACCGTTGACAGCTTCCCTGTCTCTGGTAAGGCTGTCGTGTTCGTAGGCGCTGCTTCTAGCCAGTACGCACAGAACTTGGTCTATCACAAGGACGCCATCACCTTCGCAACTGCTGACTTGCTGTTGCCACAAGGTGTTGACATGGCTGCTCGCGCAGTCCACAACGGTATTTCCCTAAGAATTGTGAGGCAATACGATATAAATAACGACAGAATGCCTTGCCGTATTGACGTTTTGTACGGCTTCAACACGATCCGCCCACAAATGGGCTGCCGTATCTGGGGCTAATCTGATTGGGGCTTCGGCCCCTATCTCTATCTTAATATTGAAAGGAAATTATCATGGCATTACCTAATGGCGCAGGCGGTTACCAAGTTGGTGACGGCAACCTGACAGAAGCACAACTGACGGTTCAAACTATTCCTACAACCTTGACTGGCGACACCACGTTGACCGCTGATCAAGTGGTTGTTGGTTTGGTTGTTTGCAACAAAGGCAGCGATGCTACATTGACCGTGACTCTGCCCACAGCAGCGTTGCTCGATGCGGCTATCCCTAGCGCAAAAGTTGGCTCATCTTTTGAGTTGACAATTTGCAACAACAACAACAGCGGCACATCGTCTACCGTTCCTGTCACCACAGGCACTGGTATCACGATCTTCGGCTCTGTGACTATTGCACGTTTCGGCGCACACACATACCGTTTTGTGCGTACTGGTGACGCTGCCTACTCGGCTTTCTTGAAGTAAATAATGGGGGCTTCGGCCCTCATTTTTAAAGGAACAATCATGCCTACAAACACCAAACCGATTGGCGTTGCATACGAAGACCAGCAATTAGATGGCGCTGTTATGGGTGCTAGTGGCGGTACTGCTGGATTTTTTGGTGCAACCCCTGTTACGAAGCCTGCGGCTAATACCGCTGCTTTGACCACAATCACGTCTACTGCACCTGGCACGCCAGATTATGCAATTCAAGACTTGACATCTACCACGCCTTTTGGTTTTGTTACTAAAGACGAGGGTAACTCTGTGTTGTCAGTAGTTGCAAATTTGCAAACGCGAGTGGCGCAACTTGAAGCCAAGTTGCAAACACTCGGCCTGTTGGCCTAAACCAAATGGGGGCTAATCACCCCCATTCTTAAATTATGAACATTACTCTGACTCACCCTGTTCATGGCGCCAAAATAGCAACCATGGATTTAGAGGCTGAAATGGATGAAAAAAATGGCTGGACTCGCTATAATCCAGACACGTCTTCCGAACCCGAAGCGGCTCCTGTTAACGTGCTGGAAGTTAAGCGCCGTAGAAAAGTGACTACTGAAGAGGTTTAAGCATGACAACGTACACCGCTGGCCAACAAATTGAACGTGCCCTTCGGCTTCTCGGTGTGCTTGCTGAAGGCGAAACGCCTTCTGCCGCTACTTCTCAAGACGCCTTGATGGCGCTCAACCAAATGATTGACAGCTGGCAAACCGAGCGTCTGTCAGTGTTCTCCACGCAAGATCAAATTTTCACATGGCCTGCTAGTGCTATCAGCCGCACCCTTGGCCCGTCTGGTGATTTTGTGGGCCTTCGCCCCGTCCTGCTTGATGACTCTACATACTTCAGAGCGCCCAACAATGTGTCGTATGGTATTAAGTTCATCAACCAACAACAGTACAACGGCATCGCTGTTAAGACCGTAACATCTACATACCCGCAAGTGATGTGGGTGAACATGACGTTCCCTAACATTGAGATGTACGTTTATCCAAGGCCCACGCAAAACTTGGAGTTTCACTTTGTGTCGGTTCAAGAGTTGAACAACCCCGCCAACTTGTCCACGATTTTGTACTACCCACCAGGCTATCTGCGTGCGTTTACTTACAACTTGGCCATGGAGTTTGCCCCTGAGTTTGGCGTTGAGCCAAGCCCACAAGTGCAACGCATCGCCATGACTTCTAAGCGTGACTTGAAGCGCATCAACAACCCAGACGATGTGATGGCCCTGCCTTACGCATTGGTGGCCAACCGCCAGCGTTTCAACATCTATGCTGGCAATTATTAACAAAAGTATTCATATTGTACAAGTCAAATGATGCTCGCGTTTAAGTTCCAAGTATTTTTGATGCGCCAATTCTGGCGTGTCAAATCCGCTTGCGCGAATACGTTTGCCGTTGACCATAATTTGCGCTCTCCATTTTCCTTGATGAGCGCTAACGCCCAACAAACCAACTTTATTGGCTTTAGTTGCTTGCCGCATATTTTGCAAATTACCAAACCTAGTAACTTGTCGCAAATTGGCAAACGAGTTATCAAGTTTATTGCCATTGATGTGGTCAATATGGCCTTCAGGCATAGCGCCAGTTATATGAAACCATGCCAACCTATGCGCCAATCGTTTGACGTTGTGAATAGCAATAGAAATGTATCCAGCGCTGTGGATAGATCCTGCGGTTTTTCCGATAAGATCAGGACGCCGATGGTTTTTGCGCCAAGTAAAAATGCCAGTTTGCGCGTTGTAATCCAAAGATTCGCGCAGATGTTCAATGGTAATGTCAAGTTTGGAAGTCATGACATTCAGTTTACCATATTAAGGCAGACATGAAAAGTCCAATTTTGGGTTCATCTTATGTAGCACGGTCTGTTAATGCAGCAGACAACAGGCTTGTTAATCTTTTTCCAGAGATTGTCCCAGAGGCCGGTAAAGAGCCTGCGTTCCTGAACCGCGCCCCTGGTCTAAAGTTACTCAACACTATTGGCAACGGCCCGATCCGTGGCTTGTGGGCATTCTCGTCTAACGACAGCACGGCCTTTGTGGTGTCAGGCACGCAACTGTACAAGATCACCACTGCGTATGTTGCAACGCTGATTGGCACGGTGGTCGGTACTGGCCCTGTGAGCATGGCTGACAACGGCACACAGTTGTTCATTGCGGCCAATGGCCCCAGCTACATCTACAACAACACGACAAACGCCTTTGGCCAGATTACTGACCCAGACTTCCCAGGCGCTGTGACTGTCTGCTATCTGGATGGCTACTTCGTGTTCAACCAGCCAAACAGCCAGTTGATGTGGGTGACACAGCTGCTAGACGGCACGTCCATTGACCCGCTAGAGTTTGCCAGCACCGAAGGCTCACCTGACGGCCTGATTGCCGTGGTGTCCAATTTCCGTGAAGTGTGGGCGTTTGGTACAAACTCGATTGAAGTCTGGTACGACGTTGGCGCAACGGATTACCCTTTACAGCGCATCCAAGGCGCGTTTAACGAGTTGGGCTGTGCTGCCCCTTACTCAGTAGCCAAAATGGACAACGGCTTGTTCTGGCTGGGCCGTGACCGCCGTGGCCAAGGTATTGTTTACCGCGCCAATGGTTATGCTGGCGTGCGTATATCAACCCATGCTGTTGAGTGGCAGATCCAACAATACGCTGACTTGTCAGACGCTATTGCCTACACCTACCAGCAAGACGGCCACAGCTTCTATGTACTGGTTTTCCCTAGTGCTAACACGACATGGGTTTATGATGCGGCAACGCAAGCCTGGCATGAGCGTGCAGGTTGGAACAACGGCACATTTACTCGTCACCGCAGTAACTGCCAGATGGCGTTTAACAACAAAGTTATCGTTGGCGACTTTGAGAACGGCAACATTTACGCATTTGACCTAGATGACTTTAGCGACAACGGCGGCGTCCAAAAGTGGCTACGCTCATGGCGTGCGCTGCCAACTGGCCAGAACAACCTCAAGCGCACAACCCAGCACATGTTGCAAATGGACTGTGAGTCTGGGGTAGGTTTAAATGGGTTGGTCGTCAATGAAACAATTTATTTGCAGACCGAAGATGATCAATATTTAATTACCGAAAGTGGCGATTATTTAATTGCAGATCAAGAAGCAATTGCTACGCAAGGCGCTGATCCTCAAGTTATGCTTCGCTGGTCAGACGATGGTGGCCACACATGGTCAAACGAACATTGGGCATCCATGGGCAAGATCGGCCAATATTACAAACGTGTAATCTGGCGGCGACTTGGCATGACTGTCAAACTGCGAGATCGTGTTTATGAAGCGTCTGGCACTGACCCTGTGAAGATTGCAATCATGGGCGCAGAACTTATTCTGAGTCCAACGAATGCCTAGCCCTAACGCTACGCCAACGCCGATCACGCCACCGCGAGTGCCGCTGATCGACCCTCGCACGGGTCTGATCGACCGCGCTTGGTATTTGTTTTTCTTGTCGCTCAATGACATTGCAACAAATGTTGTTGACGATGTTAATCTGGCCACTGATTCAATATCTCTGATCGCGTCCTACGATGCCGCTTTGCTGGCTCTGGCGCAAGAAGTTGAAACCTTGCCGCCAGTAGTTACCCTGCCAGTTCCTGACGTATTGGGCGACTGCTGTTCGGCCTTGGTATCCCAAATGGCTGAGATGCAAAAGCAGATCGAGGCTTTGCAAGTTCAGCCGATTGTTGACACCGCAGCTATCACTGCCGCCATTAACGCCGCATCATCAGCGCCAGTTACCAAGACTGCTGACTTTACGGTAGCTGACAACGAGACTTGGCTTATCAATAACAAGTCAGGCTCAACTTGCACCGTGACCTTGCCAACGGCCTCCGCATGGTCGGGCCGAGAACTGACTTTTAAAAACATGCAGGCGCAGACTTTGGTGTCTGCGTCAAGCAATGTTGTGCCTATTGACAGCACCAGCGCTGGCACCGCAATCCTCTTGGCAGTTGTAGGAAATTGGGCGACAATGGTGTCTGACGGCACAAATTGGATCATCATGCAACAGGCCGCTAACAATTGCCTATTATTGGAGTAAACCATGACCGTATCAGTGAAGGTACTTGTACCCGCAAAATTTGCCGAAAACTCGCAAACAACCCAGTACACCGCGACTGGCGTTACAGCCATCATCGACAAGTTCACCGCGACAAACATTAGCGGATCTGCCGCCACGATCAGCGTCAACTTGGTCACATCCGCAGGCTCTGCCGGTAATACCAACTTGATCACCAAGACCAAGACCTTGCAAGCGTCTGAGGTCTACACGTTCCCTGAACTGGTTGGCCAAGTGCTTGGCGTTGGCGACTTTATCAGTACAATTGCAGGCACAGCCAGCGCGATCAACATCCGAGTGTCTGGACGTGAGGTGACCTGATGAGAATAACCTACGGCAAAGGTTTTGATGTTGTGCCAAACGCGCCAGCCAAGGTGCGTTTTCGTGAAACTGTGCTTGCAGCCCAACAAGAAATGCAACAAATGATTGACAGCGGTGTTGCTCAATCTGCGTTGGAAGACTGCACATTAAAGCATTACTTCACACCCAAAGACGAAAAGTATGGGTGCAGCACATACGCCAGAGAAATCTTTTTGCCAAAGGGTTCATTTGTTATTGGCAAGATCCATCGGCATCCGCATTTGAACTTTATCTCCAAAGGCCGAGTCAAAGTGTTTACTGAGTTTGGCGACAAGTATTTGGTTGCGCCATGCACTTTTATCTCTGAAGTTGGGTTAAAACGCGCTGTATACGCTGAAGAAGACACTATTTGGACAACAGTCCACTTGACAGAGTTTGAAAACGAGTCTGAATTAGATAAAATTGAGCAAGAGGTAATTTCCCCAACTTATGACGATATGGGGTTAATTGCGTCAACTAACACACCGCTTAAACTTGCGGAACAAGGGGAAAAGCCATGACATGGGTAGCAACAGCAGTAGTAAGTTCAGCTGTAATTGGCGCAAGTACAGCTAGAAGCGCAGCAAAAACACAAGCCGGTGCAGCTGAAAAAGCCTCTGATGTTCAGCAACAACAATACGAACAAACTCGCGCAGACCAAGCGCCTTACCGTGAGGCTGGTTATAACGCACTGGCTAATTTACAACGCACGGCTGGCAATGTGCCTGCGGCGTTTAAGTTTGGCGCAGGCGATTATCAAGCTGACCCAGGCTACGCATTCCGTTTGTCTGAAGGTCAGAAAACGCTTGATCGTCAGGCGGCTGCCCGTGGCGGTTTGATTTCTGGCGGCGCTTTAAAAGCCGCGCAACGCTACGGTCAAGAGATGGGTTCGCAAGAATATGGCAACGCATACAACCGTGCTTTAACAAGTTACAACACAGACGTGGCGCGTGAGAACCAGTTGTACAACCGTCAAGCAGGATTGGCAGGCATTGGTCAAACAGCCACCAATTTAGTTGGCCAAGCTGGTCAAAATTACGCTACCAATGTAGGCAATTTAATGACTGGTGCTGGCGCAGCTCAAGCAGCTGGCCAAGTGGGTATGGCCAACGCAATTACTGGCGGCTTGGGTACATACTTGAATTACAGTCAAAACAATGCTTTGCTTAATGCCTTGCGCGGTGGAGGCGGTGCTGCCATTAACCCTGGCTACGGCACTAGCGCTGGTTACGGCCCCTAATAGATTTGAGGTAAAAAATGGCACTTGATCCAAACATTGCTCTTGGCGTTAGACAACTTGAAATCGCCAATCCGTTGGTGCAATATGGCCAACTTGCGCAGATTCAAAACGCGCAGAATCAAAACGCTTTGGCGCAGTTTCAACTAGGTGCTGCTAGAAGACAAGAAGAATCTCAAAACGCATTGTCTGACGTATATCAAAGATCAATCAACCCAGAAACTGGTGAGATTGATAAAAAATTATTGTTGAGCAATGTTGCTAAATCTAGGGCCGCGCATCTTCTGCCTGATATTCAAAGCAAATTGCTTGAGTCAGAATCTAAACAAGCTACTTTGACTAAGACCCAGCAAGAAACTGAAGCTGGTAAATTTAAACTTGCTCAAGATAAACTTAAACATGGTTGGACTTCTTTAGGTGATGCACCAACACCGCAAGATGCGATTAAAAAACTTAATGAAGGTGTGACTAAAGGTTATTTTGATTTTGCTACTGCGCAAGCAGAAACACAGCAACTTCGGAACATGACACCCGAACAATATAAACAATACCGTGTTGAAAAAGTTTTGGGTCTTTTGGATGCTAAAGACAAACTAAGTTTTATGTTGCCCAAAACTACTCGTCAAGACATTGGCGGCAGCATTGTCAACATTCAAGACAACCCAATGATGCCAGGCTACGGTTTGCCCGTTGCTGGCGCATCTATAGCTAAAACACCAACATTTGGAGACATAGCTAGCCAAGGTCAACTTAATTTGGCACGACAAAAGTTTGCTTGGGAACAAGCCAACCCTGGCTTTGAACTTAAAGAAACTGAAAGCGGCGATATTGTTGGTGTCAACAAACGCACATTGCAAGCATTCCCTGTTAGTGTTGGTGGTGCTGCGCCAGCTGCGCCAATGGCTGGCGCGGGTATGCCAGGCGCTCGAATGCCTGCGGCCACTATCGTGCCAGCTATCCCTGGCATGACTAGCGTGTTGGATCAGCAAGTGCCGGCAGCGGCTCCTGCGGCTGGTACGCCATTGCGCGGCAAAGGCACTGCACTGACCGAATCGCAAGGCAACGCCACGGCTTACGGCATGAGGATGAAAGAAGCCAATGCCATTTTGGAGCCATTAGAAAACGCAGGGAAAACAAATACTGGTTTGATCAAAGGCGCAGTTAGTGGGGCCGTGGGGCTTGTGCCATTTATTGGCGACAAACTTGAAGATGTGTCTGGCTCCATCTTTAATGCACTGCCGCGAGTGCTAGGTGGTCTTAGCCCAGAGCAACAACAAGTGGCTCAAGCAAGGATCAATTTCATCACAGCCATCTTGCGAAAAGAATCTGGTGCTGCAATTGGTGCAAGTGAATTTGCAACTGCGGAAAAAAATTACTTTCCAAAGCCTGGTGATGACGCTGCCACAATTGCCCAAAAACAAGCGGCTCGAAAGACTGCCATTAAGGCAATGGAAATTCAAGCAGGGCCAGGCGCTAAACAAATGGGTGGTGCTGGCGTTGTACCAGGTGCAACCGCAAATAATCCTTTGGGCTTACCAGGACTTTAATCATGGCAACACTTGCAGAGTTTCGCGCACAGTATCCGCAATACGATGCCGT